GCATCAAACAGCCCTAAGGTGGGCCAAACTGTGACAGTTATTTACTAGGATGTCGCCTAGTTCCCATCCCTGAGAATCAAACGTCAGTTACAACATTAGGATTAGCAGCATCAGCAGTAGCCTTTGCTGCAGCTTCTAAAGCTGACATCTGAGGTTGAGCCTGTTGCTGAAGTTTGTTAATCAAACCAGCAACAGCTTCAAAAGGTGCTTTACCAAGAGCTGCAAGAACCATGTTGGCTTCTTCAAGAGTCAATTCAAATTTAAGCATATTTATCTCCATTAATTAATGCTAGGTTTTTTGCCAATGTTATATTTGGCGGTTAAAGTCCATTCAAGTTTCTCTTTAAAAGATACTACTTTTATCTGCGACAACGACACTCGCTCTTCTGCTTTAGACAGAATAACGATTTTCAACAATCCCCAGTCTGCAAGCAGACCAGTGATAGTATTTCTACGCTCAATATCACTAATAGTAATATTAGCTTCTTTGCCATCCAAGGCAAAGAGTTCTTTAAAATGCACAATAAAGTATCTACCTTGCTTATGCAAAATATGACACGATTGATACAAGGTTTTGTCTTTTCTAGATGCCACTCCAATACGAGTGAGAGTTTCACGAACTTTGAGAAAATTATCAGGTTCAGGTAACGTCACTTCAAGCATTGAATCCGGCGTCCAATCGTAATAAATTAATTCAGTCATTTCACTTCCTTTATTTTTATTATATTATCATAATAACATGCTAGACTGGATTTATTTATACGACTTATCGACCTCCTTCTGCATATTTTGCTTTAAGTTGTTTAAGATTTTCATCTGTAAGTAACTCAAGCGCAACTGCAGCTTTCTCAGATGAATAGTTATATTCTTTCATGACAAGTTTAAGGTTCTCAGAATTCTGATCTTTCTTATGCCACTTAGAAAATCGTTTCTTTTTGCTGATACCGTTAAGATAGAATGCAAACTGCCAATCTTTTGGAATAGAAGCATGACCATTCATTTCATTTGCAAACATAATCGTATCAGGAAAATAGCTTAAACCTCTATTCACCATGAATGGAACATAGTCTTTTTCAGTAAGAGGATCTTCTTTAATAAGATCTTTTTTACTGTCATTGATTGCGTTTAGAAAATCAAAGAAACTCATTTCATTAACTTTAGCATATCTTCGTGTGAAACGGCAAATGTTTTATCTGGAAATTTGTCTTTTAATTGATTTTCAAGATCTAAGAATTTTTCGGCATGGCCAATATAGATATTCGTTTCTTTATCATACATGAATATCATATTATCTTTTAATTCTATAAAAGCATTTATTTTAGATTCTTCTTTTGTTGTTTCATTCTTGATGAAACTCTTTACACGAATTGAAGCAATAAACTCGCGAGCATACCAACCAACATAAAAGCTTATACCAACTAGAAGAGCATAAAAAGCAAAGTCATCCATCATTTAAACTTCAGTTGTGCCATGATTTCAGTCAAGGCTGCCATAGTGTTTATTTCACGATCTGCAACGAATGCAGCCTTATATTGGTATTCAGCAAGAATTAAAACTAGTTGAGGAATAGATCCTTGTTCTAGAATGTCAATTGCTTTATCGTAAAACTTGCGAAATAACTCTGTAGATTCTGTATCAGAATTCTTACCAACCCACTTACGAACCTCAGTGAAGTTCTTAGTCTTAAGATACTTTACTAATTCAGTGTACGATTCATCACCAATATTCACCAACAATCCAGCGTCAATAGTACCACTCACTGAGTATCGTTGCAACTCATTAAGAATACGACGATAGTCTGGAAAGTATTTAGTAACTAGTTCAACAACTACCTTAGGTTCAAAGGTGATGTTCTCAGTCTTAAGGATTCCAACAACACGCTTATAGAAAGCACCCATAATAGAGGGTTTGTCTTTGTTTTCTATCTTAAATTCAATAACTGCACAGCGTGAATGTAAAGGTTCAATGATTCTATTCTTGAAGTTACAAGTAAAAACGAACCTACAGTTATTACTAAACTCTTCAATGAAACCACGAAGAGCAGGTTGAGTAGAGTTAGCATTAAGATAGTCTGCCTCATCGAGGATAACTACTTTCTTAGCATCCGTTAGGGATACTGAAGATGCAAAACTTTTAATCTTACTACGAAGAACATCGATGCCGGATTCTTCTGAACCATTGATGAAGAGATACTCTGCACCAATCTCATTACATAGTGCTTTAGCGACAGTAGTCTTACCTACGCCAGCTCCACCACAGAATAAGAAATTAGGCAACTCTCCAGAATTAATAAACTCATGAAAAGTCTTCTTCATGGATTCAGGTAGAATACACTCATCGATAGTAGATGGTCTATAGCGTTCTACCCACAAATATTGATTCATTAGAACTCCGAGTCAGCTTCAACAGCAACAAAGTAAGTCAAGTCAGTTGCACTTTTAAAGCGAGAGATCTTCTTCTTAGAGATAGCAACATCATAATCACCGGGAAGCATCTTAAGATTTTCAACTTTAAGATTGGCGCTGAAAGTTTCTTCGGTCTTACCAATAGTAACTTCATATGCGTTTGATGTATTGTTCTTCTTGTCTGATACTAAAACCTTGAGGGTTGTACCATCACCGACGATAGATAGATCGCTTGCTTTTAATGCAGACGATGTCTTAAGAATCATTGCAAGTTGCGCTGCATCTAGTTTAAACTCAACGTCTGGTTGTGGGAATTTAATAGTTGATGGAGCGGATTTAACTACACCTTCACCAGCAGCAAAGTATTTAATCTTACTTGAACCTCCATCGGAAACCATCACGTATTTTTCGGAGAAGTCGAGTTGCGTAGTTTGAAACAACGACACAACATTTAGGAATTCATTAAGATCATAGATCCCGAAGTCTATAGGAAAAGTTTCACCGATAGACACTTCTGCCATGATGTTCTTTCCTTCAGAAATTGTAGACAACTTATTGCCTTGCTTAAGCATTATACTACCATTGATACCAGCGAAGTTCTTAATCAACGATAGTGTTTCTTTACTTAGTTCCATTTGGTTCTTTCTTTGTATATTTCACATCATGCTCATAGAGAAATGCAAGGCAACACATAGCATGAGCTAAGTGATGGATTCCACTCTCTGGATCTAGATCTTCACCCATTTTCCATGCCCAGACATGACGTTCCATAGCATCAAAATAGCGAGTGATAGAGTCTTCAACATGTTTCCAATTATCTGGTTCATATTTTTCTGCACCAAACGTAAGAACCTTCACCATTTCTTGCTGAGCAAGAGGAGGTATCAATCCATAACGAAGTTTACCGATGTCAAATTTACGACCTAGCGCAAGAGGTGTAGGTTTACTTTTCATAATTAAAAAAGGAAGATCGAGATACTATTATACCCCAATCCTCCATAAAAGTACAATTCTAATTAAGCAAACAAACCAAAGGAATGCGCAATTTGAATCATTTTCTTGCTTGGGTTACCAACACGATACTTAATTGTTGGTTTGCCACTTGCTAGCTTTGCTTTGTTTGCGTAAACACAAACACCTTTGCTACGAAGAGCGTGGATTGCAGATGTTGGATTTTGCAATCCAAACATACCGCTGATTTGACTAGGCGTGGCGGTAGAACCTGATTTCAGGTATGCTTCAAGTCTAGATAATTTACTCATAGTTACTCCATTATGTTGATGATATAGCCGTTAAGCTACTTCCATTATACCATATTCGCGCAGTTCTGTAAAAAATTCTTTATCTTCTTCTGAACTTTTTACTAGATCTTTAGCAATTTTGGTATTTGATTTGACTTGGGCTTCTTGAGCTTCGATCAAATTAGGTGCGGGGAACTTATAGTGTCCACGTGAAACTTTGTCTCCTTTGACAAGCCACATTGGATAACCAATCTTTTCTCCTCCATCGGCACGTTTAGAATGTAGTTCTGCAAAGAGTTCTTCTACTTCTGAACGAGTGATGCTGTATTGGGACGCCAGTGCAGGACGAATAGTGATGAAAGCATCGATGCAACGCTTTTGGGTTTTGGTGAGGTTAGTGTAGTTCATATAATTCCTTAGAAGGGGATTTCAGTTGATGATTGAGGAGTAGTACTCACGACTGGTGCAGGAGTAGCAACCTTTTCGAATAGATCTGCGAAAGCATTGCGAGTGATATCGTCAAACCTATTGATACACAGTTCAACTGCCTTCTTCTTATCCTTGAAGATAGAGAATGCTCGAACAATATGTACCAAGCGGCGGGTTGTAATAGTCTCATCTACACCGCCATCTGCAAAAGTCCTACGAATTGCATCTGCCCACTTAACGAGAGTGTCTGCAAAATCCTCATCTTTACATGAGTAGGACTCCATTAGATTCATAACAATCTTACGTTCAATAGCAGCGGATGGATAATCCTGATTGAAGGTGATTGCAAAGCGCTCAAGGAACGCCTCATTTAAAACATTTGTACCGATGTAGCGGCCATCTTCTGAACCCTTACCTTTGGTGTTTGCAGTGGCAAACACAGTGAATCCTTCGGCAGGATAGACCAATTCATTCTTCAATTTGAAGTAGAATGGTTTACCTTCAAGGATAGGTTGTAGACACAGAAGAGTGTTGGCAGAGCCAGCATCAATTTCGTCTAGCAGAAGAGGTATGCCTGAGCGCATAGCAATAAGCACTGGGCCTTCAACCACTTCAACATTACCATCAACTAATGTTTTAGATCCGATCAGTTGATCTTCATCGGTCATCATGTTCAGATTGACACGAATAAGAGGGCGCTTGTTTTTGGCGCAGCATTGCTCAACGGTAGTAGACTTACCATTGCCTGTTGGTCCTGAGATATAAGCAGGGTAGAATTGACGAGACTTGATGATGGTATCAATGTCACGATGGTTACCAAATATGACGTAATTAGGATCCACTTTTGGAACCAAAGACGTGGTGTCTTCAATTTTCGCCATAGGTTTTACTGGTGTTTCAGGTTTAGAAAAGTCTGCTCCATCAGTTGGAACGGCATAGAGACCACGACCCACTCGATTTTGCATAAGCCAAGTGGGGTACTTGGACGTAGCAGTTAGAGCCATGACTTCGACAATCTGAGCTCGACTTACTTGTCGAGTTGACTCGGTGTCTGGAAATTGTTTGAAAAGAACAGAGAGAAAGTTTGTATCCATAATGTAGAACTTAGTAGGTATAGATCTATTATATCAAATAAACGAATTAATGTACACTGTTTTATGCAACCATTCCAATAAATTTGTTAAGAACCACTCTAGAAGTCTTGCGAGTATTCATAGAGTTGCCAAGAACACGAGCAATAGAACTTGCAGACATATCTTCATTGATCTTACCCAGAGTGTCATCCTGAATCTTAGACGTAGATGACAATAGATACATTTCATCCCGACCTGGAACATTCTTAAGAACACAGAACTTATCTTTTCTCAAAGAATTTAAGATATGAAAAGCCGCATCTAAATCACTTGAACCATTACCTGTTGGCATATTGATTCTAACAAATGCACCACTAGCTCGTTGTGTGGCATTCATGATAAAGAATGCTACACTTTTGACTTGGTATCTATCACGAATAATCTTCAAAAGTGTTCCAGTCTGCTCATGAGACTCTACACCGAGTTCATAATCTTTCTTAGTAATTGGATCACGTAAGTAGCACTTAACACTTACTTTCTTATATTGGCCAGTTTGATCATACTCATAATCAGAACCATTCTTAATGCGGAACTTTTCATTTCCTTGTATTGCACCACCTTCACCATCGGTTAGTGTGATGAATGTAGTCTTTTCAACTCCTGTGTTAGCAATGAATTTTCCAAGATAGTCAACCATGAATAGAAGAGCCTGATTCAATGGAATTCCTTGCAGACCGTATTTGCGCATTCTGGTATATGGTTTGCACATCATATAGTCGATCATCTTATTAAACTCTACATTAGACATTTTGTTAGAGAACAACTCTAACAAATGCACGCTACCATATAGACCATTTTCATTAGTTGCAATAATCTTAGGTTCAGTTCTACGTTTTTCATCACAATAACCATCGGTAAATGCAAACACCTGATATGGAATTTGAATACGCTGACAGAACATAGCCAAGTTCATAACTTGTTCAACAGTCTCTTCCATATAGTCAGACATAGAACCTGACCAATCTAAGAGAAACACCATTCCATGTTTCTTACCATCTTGCACTGTCATGATCTGACGAAACAAATCATCTTTAAGTTTATAAGCATATAGCTTTTTGCTGTCGAGTTGTCCAAGCTTAGAGATCTTAGCGCGTCGGTATGCAGTAGCAGACTTGCGCATTTCAAACTCTTTGACAAGGTAGTTCACCATGTTAGAAGAATTAGACTTAAACTTTGCAATGCTAGATTTTCCAAGAAGAACATTATCCGAAAGTGCTTCAGCAAAATCAGGCAGGATCTTTTTATAACTTACGATGATGTCTTCTGGCGTTTTAGACAATGAAGGTTCAAAGTAACGAGTGATTAAAGACTCATCTGCAAGTTGCTCTAGCTTTTCATCAAACTTTTGTAGTGTAGTTGGTTTCAGTTCATCCATGATCTCTTTTTCAGGATCTGGTGAGGTTGGCTTTGGCTTTGAAGATTGACGTGGAGATTCTTCCTGTTCTTCGTCTTCGTCTTCGTCTTCATATTCATCATCTTCATCGATGTAGTCATCATACATAGAAGACTCATCGTCTTCATCAGCTTCTTCGGCTTTACCACGAGTATTTGTGACTTTACGCTTTTCAATCTTTTCTTTAATAGTATCTTTGCTATAGGCAAAGATTTCTTCGGCAAGAGCAATTACTTCTTTTGCAGTAGAACACTTATCTACTCGACGAATCAGTTCTTGTTCTTCGGCATTGAATTGTACACCACAGCTGAAGCCAACTTTGAAGTATAAGTTGATGCGGTCAATCAATAGGAGTTTAGAAAGATCACGATCTTTAACGCCAAAGAAGTCGCGATCGTTCAGTTCACGATATCCAGTGTTGAATGACTTGCGTGAACCAGGATAACGTTCCTTCATCTTCTTTTCGATGCGAACATCCTCAATCACATTAGCATAATCTTTAAGATGCTTCTTTTCTTCAAAGACTACACCGTAGGAATCTATCTCTGTGTAAAGAGCGTGGCCGACCTCATGCATCATGAGCATTTCTTCGATCGTGAGTGTCATTTCCTTCCATCGTGGAAGAAGTAGAGTACGACCTTTGATGTCAAACGCAGCAGTTTTAATGTTGCTGCGAATAATGTTGATGTTCTCGGTGGCCAGCAATTTTGCCAGCATGTCTTGAGATTGAGTGTTTGTTTGTATAACCATGTGTCTATTATACCACAACTACGAATTAATGTACACCGCTAAACAATAGAAGAAAAATCATTTTTCTTCTCAAACTTGATTACTGAGTGAAATTTATCAAAAAGTTGGTCTCCCTTATGGCTAATCACGAAGATATTAGACTTGTCGCCTATAGCATTCATGATAGATAGGAAGTAATCTGTACCAGAGTTGTCAAGGCTTGAGTCAAAGATTTCGTCTAGAATTAGAAGATTTGTGTTCACAGAGTTCTTCATCTTAGCAATTTGACGCCATGTAAACAAGATTGCTAGATCTATACGCATCTTCTCACCTTCCGAAAACGAATCATATGTGAATTCATCTCGAAAGCGAGACTTGATTACCTCATTAAATGATTCGTCTAATTCAAAATGAACATAGAAATCCATTGCTGTAAGATAACTATTGATAAGTTTATTCATGACAGGAAGATATTCCTTAATGATAGCAGTCTTAATGCCCGTATCTTTTAGTAATAGTGCAGAAACTTCTTGGATATTACGTTCTATAGACAGTTCATTCTTTTTATCAATTAAAACTATTGCATCATCAGCAACTTGTTTAAGTTTTTGTTTCTCTACATCAATATTTCCAGTGTCCTGTTTAGTAGCTTCAATGTCTTCATTGAGTTTCTTATTGCTTCGGATAAGTAACTTATTAGCGGTGATGGTTGCATTTGATTGTACATTTAATGCTAATAATTCTTTATTTAATTCAGTGAGGTTCTTTTGGCGCTCCATCAAATTATCATAAGCTTCTTGTAGAACATTAAGGTTGTCTATACTATCACTATACTCTTGATTAAATTTAGAACCAATATTTGTCTTATGCTCATGTGGAATATCTTGTTCACAAGATGGACAAGTAGTATTGTCTGCAAAGAATTGAAGAGTTTCTTCTATGTGTTCTTTCTTAGAATTTAACTTAGAACGAAGAGCAGCGGCTTTATCAATGTCTTCTTTAAGTTCCTTAGCGTTATCACCGGCCGCCATCATTTCATTCATCGTATCGCCCAGCACTTCCCAACGATCTTCATTGGCTTTGATCTCAGCATCATTGTCTGCAATCTGTTTACGAATGTGATCTACTTGTTCTTGCTTGGATGATACCATCGATGAAATGATTTTCTTTTGAGCAAGTACTGAGTTCTTAGCAATCTCAATCTTATTCTCAATATCGCGCATCTCTTCTTTAGTTTGACTAATACGTTCCTTTAGAATTATATTCATAGTGGAAAATATACTAATGTCAAGAATGTCTTCAATAACTTCACGACGTTGCCACGCAGGTAGTTGCATGAAGGGAACAAACGATGCTGAACCGAGGATTATAACCTGTGTAAACGTCTTATAGTTAAGACGTAGAACTTGTTGCTCTAATACTTTTTGATAATCTTTTACTGCAGCATCTTGATTAATCATAACACCATTGAGATAAATTTCAAAGATGCTTGGTTTTATACCACGGACAATCTTATATTCTAATGTACCAATTTCAAACTCAATAGTGACTATACAGTTTTTACCGTTGATTGAATTTACAAGTTGTGGTTTATTGATATTACGGAATGGCTTCCCAAATAACGCAAACGTTAACGCGTCTAACATCGTAGACTTGCCTTCACCATTCTTACCAATGACTAAAGTACTTGCAGATTTATTGAGGATAATTGTATTAGCCGAGTTACCAGTTGATAGAAAGTTTTGCCAAGTCAAAGTCTTAAATATCAGCATTAGACAACGTCCTTATTGAGTGCTTCAGTGTACAAAGCTTTCATAAAATTCTTTACCTTATCTTTGTCAACATCAGTTTCAACAGAATCGATATAATCAGACAGCACACTAGATGTATCTTCTAGGTTAATGTTCTCATCAACCTGACCATCACTAAACTCTGAGAAGTTTTCAATGATCTTTACTTCAAGTGGATTATTAAGATAAACTCGGTTTATAAACTTATCAAATTTATAAAAGTCAGTTTTATTAATGACAACTATCTTTACATACTTGTCAGTTACAAAACTAGTATCAACTTTATCTGGATCTTCTTTAGTATCATCATACTCGTATCGCTCAAATAAACTATACGGATTTTGAATAAACTCAAGTGTACGAGTGTCAAGATCAAAGAGATGAAAACCACGAGGATCTTTATAATCTTGCCACGTTAATTCATACGGGTTGCCAAGATAAAACACATGACCATCGTTAGACCGATGATGATAGTGTCCGGAAAAAACCATGTCAAACTTATTAAATGACTCTTTAGATAATCCATCATGAGATTCTACTCCTCTATACATAGCAAATCCAGAAATCTCTAGGTGACCCATACAAATTTCGGCAACAGTGTTCTTAATCTCATTCATTGAATCTTCATAATTATCTGTGCAGATCCAAGGGAGAAAACAAACTGGTATTCCAGCAACATTAACAGTTTCTGGTCTTGTAACAATGACAATGTTACTATATTCTTTCAATGTTAACTCGGGGCTGTTAACTTCATTAGTGTTCTTAAAATATGTATCATGATTACCAGCAATCATAGTGATAAAGATACCAGCATCAAAAGCTTTATCAAAGAAGATCTTCTTAGTGCGTGATAGTGTATTGAAGTTTATATATTTACGACGATCAAAGGTATCACCAAGGATAAGCATTGTTGTAATATTGTGTTCTTTAAGCTTAGGAAAGAAAACATTCTTATAGAAGTTCTCATAATAATCTAAACATTGAACACTATCACCACGAGCACCAAAGTGCTGATCAGTTATGATTGCTACTTTCATTGTTTCCTAGCTTCCATCATCCTATCATATCCATATGCATGATACAAAAATTCAATGAACTTATCAATCTCTGCTTCATTAGCTTCTGGCAATTCACAATATACTGAAGCAGCTAATGCAACTTTGTCTAACCAGTCTTTATCATTCATGACGGATATCATCGCTAAAAAATGGATTGTTATCTTCGTTTATAATTATCTTTGGGTCGTCAATAAAGTTAGCAAGTGATTGTTTTAACTTTTCTTTCTTTTTCTTTTCTTTATTCTTTATAAAAGAATCGTCAAAGTTAGAATTTGATTGGATAAATGCGGTGTAAGCATTCTTAAAGTCTGCATCATCATCATGGCCTTGTAGATCAAATGAGTCAAATGCCATATCTTGAATGAGTTTACCTTTGATGTATGATTGCTTCTTTTCCTTGGCAATGCGGCGAAGGAAAGCAAAGTATATTACTTGTGTAAAATATGAAAATGGATTTGAAGATTTCTCTGGATCAAAAGAATGCATGCATTGAACACAGTTTTCAATTCCATCAAGAATCATATCATCTTTATATGAGTAATTAATAAAGTTTGATTTTCTACTTAGACCAGTAGCAATCTTCATAATACATTCACCAAGATATTCTGGGATCCTGGGAATTGTAGTTGAGTTAGCTCGAGCTGCTAGTAATTTTTCTCGGTAATCCTTAATGGACTCGAGCATCTGAGCATTATTTACATAGTGAGTTGCCATTAAAATTCCAGTTTGTTTTCTCTATTATACACTATAAGATAGATATCGTACAATCTAAATTAGACGCATTTAGATTTTTTACATTGTACAATTGAAAATGTGTATGTTATAATAAATCTCTGGGTTTCATATTAATGTAAGATTCTACCCTTTGATATATCAGTCTGTTCTTTGGCTGGTTGAACATCATCGT